GTATCATTCACAAGATACACACGCTTATGGATTTGACTTGGGTGGTGTCAATAACTTTTCAGAAACTCTATTGACTACTGGTTTAGTTGAAAATCCTGAAAGAACAGCTTGGTTTGGTGAAGGTTCTGTTTATAACGTGGATTTAGTTTCATCTACACCTGCTATCGTTACAGCTACAACATCTATTAGTGTGACATACGGAGCTGGTCCAGGTGCATATGGTGTGATTGGTGATACTCTTATTCCTATCGCTGCAACTGCTACTTTAATTATGAATGCTGGAAATTATCCTTTTAGTACAACTCTAGCAACTTACTCATCAGCTTTTGTTTTAGATACAACTGGAGAGATTTCTGTTGTTAATAGTTTGTCTGTTGGTGTTAATCCAGCGGTTGGTGCTACTGATATCGTTTTAGGATATATCGACTTAGGAGTTGCTTCTCAGTCTTTCGTTTCTCCTTTATCTTTCTCAGTTGAAGATGTGACAATTGAAAATGGTGGATATATTGAACATGAATTTGGAACTTTCTCAACTAGTGATTACTACATTTCTGAAGTTACTGTTGGATCTGGTGTAATTAAAATTGAATTCCCTGGAACAAATGATACACCATCTGTTACAAATTACAAACAATGGAGAAAATTCAAAATGTTTAACAGATTGGTTAATCTAATTGATAGTCCTAACAGAAATAGAATGTCATTGGTATTAAATCCAGTTACATATGAAAAATACAGTTTTGAAAATATTACAATTTCTAATATTGTTCAAAGTTCGGTTTTAAATAAATCATTTAACTTAACTACTGGATTGACAACGGCTCAGTTATATCATATCTTAAATGGTTATTTAGTAATCTATACTGAAGATAATGAATTTATCTTAGGTTCTGAGGGTGTTCAGACTAAATCAGATATGGCTGACCTTAATAACAACAGTGATTCTATTGGTGTTGTTGGTAAATACTCAACATTCTACACTAAAAACTATGATGGTCAAATCAATACAAAAGATTACTTCTTTAGTAATAGATTATTCTTAGACGCATCTGGAGCATCATCTAGTAATTCAAATTTACTTAATACAACAGTTGATGTTTTATTCGTAGATGGTGAAGAAGCAACAAATGGTGGAAACACTCAATCTTGGGCTGGTTATGATTATATCATTTTCAGATCAGATGTTGCAAACTGGGATCTTGAAATTAACTTAGCGACATTTGAACAAGTTTATTTCCCTGATTCTACATTAAATACTGGTTCGTTTACAATTAATAGTAATGAAGTAACTGCTTTTAATGGTAAAACTCCACAACAAATCGCTGGTCTTTTAGGATATGGTAATGGTACAGGTGCTTCTGAGTATTACGCTTACACAGTAGCTGAAGAAGTTGTTTATGAGTCACTTACAGAAGTATCAAGAATGTATGATTATCTTGTTAGACATTATTTGAGAATGTATGTAGATAATGATGCTACATTATATGTTGAATTTAAAGATTCTGATTTAGCAACTGACGTTGATGTTGCGGCTTTAGCAAACAACACTTTCTATGTTAAATCTGAAAAATCAAATTTCAAACAAACAGTAGAGATTGAAATTCCATCTGGATATGTTCAAGTTCCAAATAAAGTTTTGATTAACGGATCTAGATATTCAGAAGTAAAAGTTGGTGATTTCTTAGAAGCTTACTACGATGCTACCACATTACAAACTGGTCAATATCCAAGAAAACTTACAAGAATCTTGTCTAAAAGACAATACTCTGGTGATGCTTCTTTAACTGAAGTTACTTGTGATTCAAGAATCGCTACAAGATTCTCTGGAGGACAACTTCAAACACAAAGATACTCAACTGTTGACCAATATGCTACGACTTATAAGGTTCTTTCTCTTAAAGGATTTAGAATCAGAAATGCTTCTTTACCTGATGGAACTGAAGCTAGACAAAACTCTGTTTTGAACTTAGTTGCTAAAGGAACTCCATTGTTTAAATCATTGACTAACAAAGAAGCAATTGACTTTAGATATTTAGTTGACGCATTTGGTTTAGGTCTTGCTGAAAAGAGTAAACAACAATTACTTGATATCTGTGGTGATAGATTAGACGCATTTGGATTCATTAATATGCCATCTGCGAGAATGTTTAAAAACTCTTCTTCACCAACATTCGTAAACACAGAAGGTGTGTTACAAATGGAATATGTTTCTAAAGGTGGTGACCCTGAAAGTAATCCAGCATTCCTTTACTCATTTGGAGAGGGAGCAGGAACAACTTGTGTGGGTTATTTCTTCCCTTATGTAAACATTAATGATAATGGTAGACCATTGGACCATCCACCAGCACCATTTGTTGCGACTACTTATATGGCTAAACATATTTCAAATGTTGGAAATGTTACTCCTTGGACAATCGCGGCTGGTGTTACAAATGGTAGAATTACTGGAATCAATTCAATTGAACAAGATTTCACACCAGAGGATATCGAATATTTGAATCAAGCACAAATTAATCCACTAGTATTCAAAAGAAATAGAGGATTCATTATCGAAACTGAGAACACAGCTCAAACACTTGTTAAGTCAGCTCTTTCTTACATCCACGTAAGAGAAGTTCTAATCGAACTTGAAAGAGAATTATCAAGAATGTTGTTAGACTTCCAATGGAAATTTAACACGGCTGATATCAGATCAGATATTAAATTAAGAGCAGATGTTATCTGTGAAACTTATGTAAGTAAGAATGGTTTATATAACTACTTCAATAAAATGGATGAGGAAAACAACACTCCTGAGATTATTGACAACCAAATTGGTGTTCTTGATACATATGTTGAACCGATTAAAGGTATGGGTATCATCGTAAACAATGTAACAATTCTTAGAACAGGAGCTATCGCAGCTGGTGGATTCATCAACGGATAATCTTTAAGAAAAATAATTTAAAAACCCTCGACCTAAAAAGTTGAGGGTTTTTTTATTTAAATCAAACTTTTTAGTGAATTTAGATTATAATAGAGGAGATAATATATGTAATATATAAAAAAAATAATCTAAATTATATGTCAAATAAAAATAATGAAATGTCGGAAGAGGATTACCTAAAAAGACATTTACAAGACTTAGACCAAGGTCAAAAAGAAGCTTCTGGTGATATTCCTTTTGTGGAGAACCCACAGGTGAATAGAACAAGTGACTTACAATATTTCAATATGGATATCAGAGAGTTACCTTGTGGTCAATTCTATCCTACAGGAACACTATTTATGGTTCGACCAGCACAAGTTAGAGAAATTCAATCTTATGCAATGGTAGATGACAACAATTTCTATGATATTGTTGAAAAAATGAATGATATGCTTCAAGCATGTGTTCGTATTAAATATCCTGATGGGAAAATAGGTTCTTATTTAGAGATTAAAGACCAAGACAGATTATTTTTAATTTTCTTAATTAGAGAGTTGACATTCCAACAAGGAAATGCGTTAGCTGTTACTGTTAAGTGTGGTTGTGGTCAGGAGTTGAAAGTTGAATTAGTAAGAAATAACTTTGTTTTCCATGAAATGGATGAGAAATTAGAAAAATATTTTAATATCGGAACAAAAACATATCAGTTTAAAACTATAAATGGTAAATTCTTTGATTTGACTCCACCAAATATCGGACTTCAAAAATCTTTCACTGATTATATCATTCGAGAAAATCAAGATAAGAAAACTCCAAACTTAGCCTTTTTGAAAATTATTCCTTTCTTAATGGCTGGAAGAACTTCAATTACTATTGATGGTGTTAAGTCAAAAGTAAAAGAGTTTGAAGAAATGGATGATATTTCTTTCCAGTTCCTTAATGCAGCTGTTGGAAAGATGACTATTGGTATTTCTGAATTAAAATCAACTTGTGAGTGCGGTGAGGAGGTCCGCACAGATATGCAATTTCCCAACGGAGCCGCAGGTATTTTCGTTGTTCCAGATGCCTTTGACGCATATATTAAAGAATAAGTTATTACTTCAAAAACACTGGAGATTACAAGAATCTGCAATTGATATGTGGCCATTCTTTTTATTAGAAGAGAACATCAAACTTGTTAATGAACTTGCCGAGGAAGAAGATAACTCTCGTAAGAAACAAGAAGGTGAGCAATCTAAAGGAATGCCAAACTACGATGGTATGATGAAAAATATGAGTACTCCTAATCTTGGAAACTTTAGTATGCCAAGCTTCTAATTACAAACATTATAAAACAAAAAAACCCATCAAAATTTTTGATGGGTTTTTTATTTGTATTATTATTAATATCCAGAAACCAATGGTGGTTCGATTCTGAAACTTTGGTCGATATACTCATCAATAAAGTAGTCAGCTACGAAGTCTAATGCAACGTTTTCAATAATAGCGTTAGAGCTCCAGTCTAAAGAGTATCCACCAATTTTCTTTAATTGTACGTTTTGGAAAGTTACTCTTCTTAAAACTACACCTTTTTTATCATGTTGGTTAACAATAACTGTTCCGATGATGTCAGATTTATAGTGAAGTGCACCATTTTGAGAGTTAAATACTAAATCATACCATGCTTTCATTGTATTCCAAGTCTCCATAGAACCAGCTTGATTCACGTTTACTTGCATTGGAATAGAAAATGCCACATCCGTTTTTGTCGGAGGAGCCATGAATAATCTTGTAGAGTATTTAAATCTCTGAGTTTTTTCTGCAACGTCGAATTCAGTTAAGTTCAAGTCGATTTTAGTTGCGTTTTGTAGCAATAAGATAGGGTCTCTTCCCTGTGCTTGTAAGATAACTGGTAAGATAAAAGTTATCTCAAACAGGTTTAGGTAAGCTACTTCATCAGGTAGAGTTCCTGGTCCACCCGGTGATCCGGCATTTGTCACTTGTGTAAAATGTGGTAGTGGCATATTTTTTTAATTATTTTTTGTACTTTATATATTTTTCATGTTTTTACCTCTAACCCATTTTACTTCAAATATGTTGCAAATTTTGCCTTTTCCACTTTTTGAATTTAATAGATAATTTATGGATTGTAATTATAGATACTGTGGTAAGGAAATAAAATATGGTAGACCTGATAGAAAGTTTTGTAATAAGAATTGTAAATCAAAAGAAAAGTCAATTATAAAAGAATTAAATGCTTTAAACAGAAAAAGTAAAAAAAGTAAAGACTTTATACTTAAATCGGAAATTAAACATAACAATAAGTATAATTATGACTTAGTCCTTTATGAAAACTGTAGAACCAAAATAAAGATAATATGTCCTATTCATGAAATATTTGAGCAAACACCAGACGCTCACTTATATTCGGGTAGTGGTTGTCAGAAATGTGCTAGGGAAGCTAGAAGAAAAACTCAAATAAACGAACAAAGTGATTAGTAAAACTATTTTGTGTTTTTAGACTATAAATATTAAGTAAAAAAGTATATTATAATATGGCAAAAATTTACCTAATAGGTGATACACACATTGGATTGGGTTATCCTAATTCAGTTGATAAGTGGTATAAAGTTCACAGAGAATACTTTCAAGATTTTCTTATTCCAACTCTGAAAAAAAGAATTCAACCTGGAGACATCATAGTTCATTTAGGTGACTTATTTGATAATAGAAATGTTATTCCAATTAATCTTCTTAATTATGGAATGGATGTGGTTGAAGAGATATCAAAGATAGCTCCTCTTCATATCATTATTGGAAATCACGACCTTTGGTCTAAATCAGCTTCAGAAATTAATTCAATTAGACCTTTTAGATACATTCCTAATGTTACTATCTATGATAAAGTAACTAAAATTGAATGGAATGGTAAGAAAATTCTAATGATGCCTTATATTGAAAAGAGAATCGAACAAATAAAAAATATTGATGAAAATAGAGATTGTGATTATTTGTTCTGTCACTCTGATCTAAATGGTTGTAGAATGCACCTTACTTCAGTTGCTCATAAAAACTCTGATAAAATTGATATTGAAAACTTTTCAGCATTCAAAGGAGTTTACTCAGGTCATATACATTTAGTTCAGACTAATAAAAACTTTACTTTTGTTGGTTCGATTTTTCAAATGGATAGAAATGATTATGGTGACCAAAAAGGAATTTTCGTTATAAATACTGATGATAACAGCGAAGATTTTATTCCAAATAAAGTTTCACCTGTATTTAAAAAAGTAAGAGTTACTGATGAGGATGGTGTTCAAACACTTGAAGCATTAAAAGATTCTAAAGATTATATTGATATTGCTATATCTAATAATTTACTTATATCTAATAGAAAATTAAGAAGAAAGTTGGAAGTTATCTTAGAAAAGAGTAATTTTGCTTCTGTTGAATATATTGACGATATCACAAAAGAGTTACAAGATGATGAACTCAATGAGTCAATTGAAATAGATGAAGAAACTATGGATATTTCAATTTCATTAGATTATGAAGATTATGTTAAAGAGTATATTCTAAAACAAAAATATGATAATGATAAATTCAAATCTGGAGTTATTTCAGAATTTGATGAAATAATTAAGATTTATAAAGATAATTATAACGCACAAAACGATTAAAATGGACCCTATTGAAGTGTATAACAGATGTTTATCTGAAAAACCGTATTCTAAGGAGCTTAAAATATATTCTAAAAGATATTTACAACGAGTTGTTCAAGAGCTTGTTATTATTGAAGAGTATGAAAAATGTATAGAATTGAATAAATTTATTGATAGGAGATT